TTCGATGAGTTGCCTCAGGCAGCTCGCCATTACATTTCCATCCGTGCTGCCAGGGTGTTCCAGCAGCGAGTGGTTGGATCGGATACACTTGGTATTTACACCAAGGAAGACGAGGCCCGAGCTCTTCGGTCCATGCGCAGATACGAATCCCGTACTGCTGACTACAACATCCTCACAGGTAGCTATACTGTGGCGCGGATCATTGATCGATAATTATGTCCCTTATCTCTTCTTCCATCCCTAACTTTGTCAACGGTGTCTCTCAGCAACCCTTTACTCTTCGACTGAACTCTCAGGGCGAAGTCCAAGAGAATGGTCTTTCCACTGTCTCTCAAGGGTTGAAGAAGAGACCGCCCACAAAGCACCTCAAGAAAATCCAGAGCACACCTCTGGGCAACTGTTTCATCCATACGATCAACCGTGATGCCAGCGAGAGATATATCTCCGTGGTGACCAATGGTGATCTGAAGGTCTATGATATTGCTGGCGTCGAGCAGACCGTATCATTCCCCAATGGGAAGGGTTACCTCGCTGGTGCCAGCCCATCTACCTCGTTCGCTGCAGTGACTGTGGCGGACTATACGTTCTTCGTGAACCGTAACATCTCTGTGGCTGCCTCAGGCGCTATCGTACCGACACGTCCATACGAAGCCCTTATCAACGTCAAGGCTGGTAACTTCGGTAAGGAGTACGTGGTCTACATCAACGGCAGCACCGTGGCGTACTTCAAGACCCCTACGGGCCAGTACCCTGCTGACGTAGAAAACATCTCCACCGACTATATCGCGGCTCAACTGCTGTCCGATCTGGTGGCTGCCGGATACAATGATGGTAACTGGTCATGCTCCAAGCTGGGCTCTGTGATCTACATTAGGAACATCGGGACTGACTTTACGATCTCCACTGAGGATGGCTTTAACTCTAATGGCATGGTGGCCATCAAGGGTCGTCTGCAGAAGTTTGCAGATCTCCCAGCCAACTCAGCCGTCAATGGCTTCGTGGTTCAGATCACAGGCACCGGCTCCGGTGAGAGCTCCACGGCTCCCTTTGACAGCTACTATGTGACCTTTTCCACGGTCGGTGGATCAGGCGTTGGTACCTGGAAGGAGTGTGCAGCTCCTGGCATCCAGTCGGCCATTGGCCCCAACACCATGCCCCACATCCTGGTGCGTGAATCGAACGGTACGTTCACCTTCAAGCAGGCTACCTACAAGGAGCGGATCGTGGGTGACAATACGTCGAACCCATTCCCGTCCTTCATTGGCCACAACATTTCTGACGTATTCTTCTACAGGAACCGTTTGGGTCTCCTGGCTGATGAGTCGGTGATTTTCTCTGAAGCTGGAGAGTACTTCAACTTCATGCGCACTACAGTGACCCAGCTCCTCGACTCCGATCCCATCGATGTCAATGCGAGCCACACTAAGGTGTCCTTGCTCAAACACGCTGTGCCGTTCAACAAGCAGCTTCTGCTGTTCTCTGAGCAAACCCAGTTCATCGTGGACCAGAATGACATCCTGTCTCCCAAGACGATTGGTCTCAAGGTCGTCACTGAGTTCCCTTGCAACACCGCAGCTAAGCCTGTGGGTGTGGGTAAGAACGTTTATTTCTCAGTGGACAAAGGTGACTGGTCCTCATTCCGTGAGTACTTTGCTGACCTTAATAGTGTCACCAATGACTCCGTGGATGTCACTGCGCATATCCCGCAGTATGTCCCTTCGAATGTATTCAAGATCGCTGTTGCTGCCAACGAGGATATGTTGGTAGCCCTGTCCTCAAAAGATACCAGCAGCCTCTATGTGTACAAGTACTTCTTTAACAACAATGATAAGCTCCAGAGCTCGTGGTCCAAGTGGTCCTTTGGATCTGACAGCACGATCCTCAATGCGGACTTCATTGGCTCTGACCTGTACCTGGTGATCAACCGGGCTGACGGGGTGTTCCTAGAGAAGATGACGGTGTCTCTCGGTGATACCGGAGTAGGGGAGCCGTACACCATTCACTTGGATCGTAAGGTTCAGCTCGTCTCTGGCAACCTGGACTACAGCAGTGGCTACACGATTATCAGCCAGACAGCTCTAGGCTATGCTCCCAGCACGGGAACATATCAGATCATTGTTAAGTCTCACCCCACGCTGAAGCCTGGAGAGATCTATGAGGTGATCTGGGATGGTGTTGACGCCAAGGTCAAAGGTAACATCACTGGTGGTACCTATTCCTTTGGACGCAAGTACAACTTCAAGTACCAGCTCTCCACGATTGCTGTCCGCCTGGCTCAGGCCGGTGGTGGCCAGAAGAGTGACACTGAGGGTCGTCTGCAGCTCCGCAAGATCGCCTTCAACTACGACGATACGGGCTACTTCAAAGTCAAGGTCACTCCTAGTGGCCGTGATACCTACGAGTATGTCTATTCCGGTAAGGTCCTTGGACAAGTGGAAGCAACCATTGGTCGATATAGTATTGGCGATGGCCGGTTCTCCGTTCCCATCATTAGCCGTAATATCGGCACCATTATCACTATCGAAAATGACTCAGCACTTCCCAACACCCTCCTCAGTGCAGACTGGGAAGGCTTCTACGTCAAGCGTAGCAAGGCCATCTAACATTCTCATCCGAGAGCCTCACCTCAAGGACATCGCTGAACTCAGCGTCACCATGAGGCAAGAGGACAAGGATGAGATCTGGCACCTCGCTAGGAAGACTCCTGAAGAGGCCTTAAAACAATCTCTCTTCCTCTGCAAATACAACCGAGTGGTTCTCTTGAATGACAAGGTTGTATGCATTTTCGGGATTGGTCATATAGGTGAGGTCGGTATCCCCTGGATGCTGGCCTCAGACCATCTTCGAGATATCCGCAAGACGTTCCTCAGGGAATGCAAGGGTTATCTTGAGGAGATGTCTCAAGGTTGTTCCTACCTCTACAATGTAGCTTGGGCAAGGAACGAGACCCACATTACGTGGCTTAAGTGGCTGGGCTTCGATATCAGGCCTGCCAAACCAATGGGTCCCGATGGGGAGCTCTATCACGAATTTTTTAAGGTGAACTAATATGTGCCTACCAGCAATTCCAGCCGGATTGGTAGCTGGCCTTCAGGTTGCTTCTGCTGCCGGTACCCTCATTGCTCAACAGCAAGCGGCTAGTGCCCAGACAAAAGCGAACCAACGTCAATACGAAAATACGATGAGGGCTCGTGCAGCCAACATCAATCAAACAAACCTCATGCAGCAGCAAGAGCGTGAAGGTGCCATGCAGAAACTGGAGCAGAATGATCTGGCTGCCAGAGCTGCAACATCTACCGCTCGTGTGGCTTCAGGTGAGTCAGGTATCTCTGGCTTGTCTGTAGATGCCCTGCTCTCCGAGATTGGTACCAAGAGCAATCGTTACGGTTCTTCTGTTACTACCAACTACGGCAATACATCTCAGGCCATTGCTATCCAACGTGAGAACGTGGACATCAATGCAGCTTCTCAGATCAATAATCTGAAGACTCCTGCAATGCCTGACTATTTTGGTGCAGCTCTCCGAATTGGAAAAGCGGCCTACGACTACAAGAATTCTTAAGGGATAATAATGGCTAGAGTTCAAGTGGGGTATGATCCCCGTGCCGAGGCACTGCAAACTACAGCGCAGCCTAACGTCCAAACTGAACAGGCGGGGTTTGATCCCCGAAGCAGCAAGGCTTTCCAATTGGCTGAGGCCCTTGGCAAAGCACAGCCGATCCTTGACCAGTTCAACCAGGATTACGAACGCAAGAAGCTGCAAGATCAGCTTATGAAGGTGGACGCCTACAAGGAAAAGTTCAACCAAGATTACCAGGGCGGTGCAGTTACTGCAGCTCAGGTCAAAGAACGTTTTCCAGATACCGTCCCAGTGGTAGCTGCCCGTGTCGCTGAGTCCATTGGTTTGGACCATGGCAAGAAGCAGATCAATTCCGTGATCGACGAGATCAACCAGAACGATACCCTGCGTCTCGATCCTAAAGCTCGTGCAGAGTTTATCGCCAAGAAGCGATCTGAGATCGTTGGCACCATCGACAAGGACAATGAGTTCTTCGCCTCCGGTGTGGTCAAAGGGATCGACCAGGAGCTGCGTGGTTGGGAGAATGGCTGGCAGCGTGATACCGCCACCTACCACACCAAGGTGCAGAGCGATGCATTCACCGCTGAGGTTGGCCAAGCTCTGGCGTCAGGTGGTGACCTCACGCTCATCGATAAGAAGTGGGGTGTCTCCTCCTCCCTGAACAACCAGGAACGCAAGAAGCTGGTCGTGGATACCGTGATCGCCAAGGCCTATGCCACGGACCCACCATGTTCCTCAACGACGAGTACAAGAAGCAGCTCAAACAAGCTGAGCTCCAGATCCAGCAGATCCGTATCGGCAAGGTTCGTGATGCCAAGTTCCTTGAGTCCACTCAGAGAGAAGAAGCCACCCGTGGTGCCAAGGTCGATATCATCGGCAAGCTGGCCAAAGGTGAACTAATCGATCCTGCGGCTTACCGTGGTGATCCTGAAGCCTTCAACTATGCGATGCAGATCAAGGACTCTGGTCGTCTCCCGGATACCCAAAGTGTGGCCAATGCCACCAAGGTTCGTACTGCGATCCTCAACGGCTCTACCGTGGGTACGATGAACCAGAACCAGGTCATTGACCAGGTCATGGCCAACCCTGCGATCAATCCTAAAGAGAAGCAAAAGCTGATCGAGGATATCCCTAAGCTCATGGAAGGTATGCTCCTCCTCAAGGACGAGGGTGTGCAGACTGCGATGTCTACCCGTATCGATGCCCGTCTCAAGGTTCTCGAAGGTAGCACCAATGCCAAGATCCAGTCTCTGATTACCGGGGGTAACCTCCGTGCTCAGGCTATGCAGGTCTTTGAGAATGGTCTGCAGAGCAGCTTCGTGGCTTACTTCGAAGATAACAAACAGTGGCCTACAGGTAAGGCTAAGCAGGACATCATCCGTTCTGAGACCGAGAAGGCTGAACGTCTGATCGAAGAGCTCACTCGCATGGGAACCACGTCTGCACCGACAGGTCCAGCTCAGGCTTCACCTACCAAGCCTGCCGTTCGTAAATACAACCCCGCTACTGGTAAAATTGAATAATGGCAAAGATGATTGAAGTCCCCGGTCAGGGACCTGTAGAGTTCCCAGACTCAATGACCGATGATCAGATTGTCGCTGTCCTTAAGAAACAAGGGGCAGCACAGCCTGCTCCTCAAGCACAACCCCAGCCCACAGCACAACCTCAGGTTAACCCCGAAGCCAACGTCAAGAAGTTTCTAGACTTCCTTGGACGAGCTGAGGGTGCCGACTACAATACGATTGTGGGTGGCAGTAAGTTCTCTGACTTCCGTGCTCATCCACGAGTTGTCGGATTGACCACTAAGGAGGGTCCTAGCACCGCTGCTGGTAAGTACCAGATCGTAGGTTCCACCTATGACGATATTGCTCCCAAGATTGGTGTGAGAGACTTCTCTCCAGACAGCCAGGACAAGATCGCTGTCGAGCTGATCCGCCGTAAGGGTGCCCTTGAAGATGTCCGTAATGGCAACTTCCAGGCAGCCGTGGCCAAGCTGGGTGGCACCTGGGCATCACTGCCTAGCTCACCCTACAGCCAACCTAAGCGTAGTGCTGAGTGGGTCGCTAAGGAGTTGGGTGATGGCGCAACGCCTACCCAGTTCCAGAACTTTGCTCCCGTCCGTCAGAATGTCGATCCTGCCAGCCTGAACAAGGATGAGGATTGGCTCCGTGCATCCATGCTGATGTACAGCTTCTGGGAACGCAAACCCTTCCAGGGCACCAAGGATGAACTTGCTGATTGGGGTAAGGACTCCATGGGCAACTTCAACTACAACATGGTGTCCATGTCTGAGATTGCCTATGCATTGACTAAGGCCTCTCAGGAAGAGAAGGAAGCCTTCCTCTTCATGATGGATACCTATGACAACACGAACTTCTCCTTAGAAGGAGCGGGGAGGGCGGCTAAGGGTATCGTCACCGATCCTACCAACTTGATTGGTGTGGGTACTTTGGGTGTTGGCTTCATCGGCAAGATCGCTGGGAAGCAAGCAACCAAGGCTGGCATCCGTCAGCTTGTGCTCGACTCCATGGCTCGTACAGGTATCGGAGCTGCCATCCAAGGCGGTGTGACCATGGCTGCTGACAGCACGATCCGTCAGGGCATCGAGGTCTCCGCTGGCCGTAGGGAATCGATCGATCTCTCCAAGGTGGGTGTAGACGCTACCATTGGTGCCACTGCCGGTCTGGTACTTGGCACGGCTGCCGATGCTGCAGTCACCAAGGTCATTGGTGTCATCAAGGGTCGTAAGACCGTGGACACTCCCAATGTCCCAGGAGAGGCTCCTAAGGCTCCTACAAGCAATCCTATGAACGTGTCAGGGGTAACCCCCCAGCCTGAAGGTAAAGTGGCTACAGGCCTGTCTCCTGCTGAAGAAGCTGGCCTGATCCAGCGCCAGCAAGATGGTCGCCTTCCGATTGACCAAACGGTGCCCCCCGTAGGGGATGTCCCCAAGATCGATGTGCCTGAGATCAACACTGGCCTCCGCACAACCCGCCTGACCGATGAACCTGTAGCTGTCCTGACGAAGACCGAGTTGGCCAACCAGGCTGACGTGGTGGTCAAGCAGCTCCGTGATATCGAGACGAAGGATCTCCCGGCTGTCCTCGAGACACTCCGCACTCGCAGTGACCTGTCCCGTGAGGAGATCCGGGTGGTCGATAAGGCTGTCCAGAACTACAAGAACGAAGTGGTCACTGAGCTGGCTACCCTACGCAAGGAGCGTATGGCACTGGATGCCAAGTCAGCTCTGAGTGAACCTGAGGTCATACGTCAGCAGGAACTTGTAGCCCGTATCGAGGATCTCGAAGCACGGGTTGGTTCCGCTCAGTTGGCCGATGATGCCACAGGCTCAATGGCTGGCTCGATCCTTCAAGATCGTCAGGACCCCATGAATGCCCTGAAGGGTGTCACGGTGGAATCCATCATGGCTGAGAAGGGTCTGTCCAAGGTCGAGGCTGAACAGGTCTGGGCTGAATTGGTGGGCAAGGCCAACCTTCAGTCCGAGGCTCAGAAGATCTCCGCTAAGTTTGATGAACAGGCTACTGAAGCTCTGGCTAATGGTGACCTTGCTGGTGCTGCTAAAGCGGCCATCCTCAAGAACCGTGAGCTTGACGCAAAGATCGAAGCCTTGGCTCCTAAGAGTGCCTCCTTCATTGACAAGCTGACTGAGTTTGCAATCTCTAACGTGTTCTCAATCAAGACGATCATGATCAACTTGATCCCTTCTGGATTGAAGACACTGGTCATTCCTGGCCTCAAGGCTGTCCTGAACAATCCCTTTGAGAAGGCCACGAGAGCAGAGGCTGCTGCCTCCTACAGTGCCATGCGGTCATCCTTTGGAGCGGCCATGAAGGCTGCTGCTGCAGGCTTCCGTTATGAGCAGGCTCTCCTGACCCGTGACGGTACCCGTCTGGTGGAAGGTGAGATGGCTCTGACCGGCAAGCTCGGTGGAGCCTGGCGTATCTTCCCTCGTATCCTGAATGCCTCCGATGAGTTCCTCTCAAGGATCAACTACGACTCGTTCGTGGCTGGTAAGGCTGCTGCTGAAGCGGCCATGGAAGGAACCGAGAAGGGTCTCAAGGGCAAAGCTCTGGAAGACTTCATCAACAAGGCTACCAATGATGCTATCGATGCAGCCATGAAGCCTACGACTGGTGACGAGCTGGTTCAGCCCATCATCAACAAGGCTCTCAATCTGGGTCTGACAGGTGAAGACCTGTTCAAGTTCGTGGAACGTGAAGCTGCTAGAGATCCCTCAGCCCTCCGTAAGGGTAA